CAACTCGCCCCTCCTTATCACAAGCATCTATCATACATTTCCATGAGTAGGGACCAAATGCCCATTCATTAGGGGAATCAGTGGGTGGTGGTGGAGCATCCAAACTCATAGCCTTTCTTCGTCCACCTATACTTCGTTTTATGTATACAACGGGTTGGAATAGAAGCTGTGTTACACTCAACATTGTATTATATTCGATAGTTTATTTTAAGTTAGTTAAAAATATACATCTTTTATTTATAAATGGATGTTCGTAAAAACCCCATAAATGGCATCAAGGAGGTAAAACCTGGTTCCTGTGTGTACGTAATGGATGATATCATATCAGACGAACTTTGTGATACTCTTAAAATTGTGATAGATAAAACAAAACTTGAGAAAGAAGAATATACCGAAACCAATAATGTTCTATGTGAATCTATATCATTACTATCTATAGAAAATAAGAAGTTTGCAAAAATATTAGATGATGAATTACATCAATGTATAAATGACGCAGGTAAACGATTATTACACTTTAATAAAGATATTCACCATATAGCTGGTGATGATGGATATGCAATTAGAAAAATAAAAGGAGCGACACGATTACACACAGATAGCGTGTTCCAGAATGCAATCGAAAACATACCAAAAAACTCTCATCTAGTTGTGAGGAAATTAAGTCTAATTATAGCACTTAACAGTGATTACGAAGGTGGAGAATTTTATTTCCCAAGTCAAGGTATTGATAAAATCAAACTAAAAAAAGGGCAAGCTATATTCTTTCCACCATATTGGACACATCCCCATGGTACAAGAGAATTGAATGGAACATTTAGATACACGATAAATACATGGCTTACTGAATATTGAATTACTTTTACAAAATGGAAAATGTCAAATTGTAAAAGTAATGGAAATGTGCACCAAAGGAGGTTTGAACTCCTGACCTCGAGCTTACTAAACGCGCGCTCTACCACTGAGCTATTGGTGCTTTGTGTCTCCTCCGACCGGGTTTGAACCGATGACCTACAGGTTAACAGCCTGTCGCTCTACCAACTGAGCTACAGAGGAATGGGTCCTCTCTACCTGATTCGAACAGGTGACCCTTGGAACTACAGTCCACTGCTCTACCAACTGAGCTAAGAGAGGAAAAGATTTATATGCTTGTTCATGGAGCCTCTTAAGGTGAACAGTCTTATAAGTCTCCTACATATAAATCAAGCTCCCACCAAGATTCGAACTTGGGGTGGTGGATTCAAAGTCCACAGTGTTGACCAACTACACCATAGGAGCCGGAGCCTCGGCTACTATATCAGTAATTTGATTCTTTTCTTTAACCTCGTATATATATTTAAAGTAGTACATTAGGAAGCAGAAAATACTGGCAGCAACATTTGTAATGGTCATAGGTACGACATTATAGTGGAATGAGTATACCAGGGACAGAACACTGGCAGCCAAGTTCAAATGTAGAAAGTGGTAATTTATAGCTTTTGCATCTTTATGTTTGTACACGTGCTTAATTTCAGGTACGAACATAACAACGATGAAAGCGGATCCTATCAGACCGCATACATCTATAGCGTTCATCTTACTCATAAGTATTTTCTAATGTTTAAGCTTATACAATAGAAGGTAATACGTTGACAGTAGCAGATGATTCATAAGCGTGTTTAAAATAGTACATTAACAACGCAAATATTCCCATAGCTGATTGATTAATTATCATGGGAGTAACGTTATAAGTTATTCCATACACCAAAGCTAGTACACTTGAAATAACATTTAAATGTAAGAAGGAATAGTTAATAGCTTTAGCATCTTTATGTTTATAGACATGATAAATCTCTGGTATAAACATAACGACTATAATTACAGAACTCACAATCCCACATAAATCTATGATGTTCATCTTACTCATAAGTATTTTCTCATGTTTAAGTAAGATGTCATCAATTTTAATTGTGATACTGATTATAGCATTTTTGCTTTTCTACAGAAAACGTAGAGTTGAAACTTATGATTATAAATGTTTCCTTTTAACATTAAAATCTGAAGAAAAACGGAAAAATCATTTCATGAAGTATCATAATCAGGAAATACCAATTGAAATCATATATGGTTCGGACACACGAATTGTTAAGAATGCTAAAAAATATGAAAATAAGATTGATGGTGAGTACTACGAAAAAGCTTTGGAAATGCACTATGACAAATCTGTAACACGTCCAGACATAACTTACTTTAACTTAGGAGCAATTGGATGCTTCATGGGACATATGGATTTCTACAAGAGATGTTTTCAACAGGGATTGAAATATGCAGTCATCTTTGAAGATAATGTGGTTATTAAGTCTCATGAACTTTACAAAGAAATACAAAATATAATAGATGATAGAGGAGATGATTTTGAAATGTGCTTCTTTCACTGTTTATCACGTCTTCCTGACAAACAAGATGGAAAGTTAGAAAAGGTTAAATGGATTTCGAGTACCAAATGTTACCTCATTAATGTTGAAAACATGAAAAAATATGTAAAGTATTTCATTCCTATGGATAACCATATAGACATGAAGCATGAGGATTTAATATCACAAGGTGCCAGAATATATTATAAAGATCTTAGACACTACATGATGATTGATCGAAGTCATAATAGTACAATTGGACATTGTAATCATGGACGTCCAGACTTTATATCCAGAACAAATCCTTCCGCTACAACCAAAGACATCAAGTATGGGTACTGATGTACACAGGTCTTTCAGTCTTTATTATAGAGAGTCCCAAATTAAGAACAGTTTTAGCTAACCGCGACTTTACATAGACAGTGGTGTAATCAATATACTTACTCGAGTTGGAACGATGACTATCAAGGACCTTCTTCATAGAGAGAACCCTCCCAAGTGAAACCTTTCTACATTCTGTAACATCCATAACAAATCTAACAGGTTTTTTATATGACCAAGCGTGTTTAAACATACAATCCAAATCATGGGGTGTTGTAGTGTCCCTTATCTTAATCGCATATTCCATACACATTTTTATAAATACAAACAATATATTTATAAAAGTGTGATCCAAACGGGGCTTGAACCCGTGACCTTGGCGTGCCTCGTGTGAGTTTTACCTCACTATGTATACCTTACTATAAGCACCACGCTCTAACCAACTGAGCTATTGGATCAAAACTCGTAAACCGTAACAGTAAAACGCCCCTTTTGTTCTATTCTCGGTTCTAAGAAGAGTTCTCGTAACTTGTTCTTTCCTCGGTCTGTACCTTTAAGTAATTTCATCTGTTTATCAATAAGGGCTTCTGATCTAAAATATTGTTTTTCCACTGTATAATTTTCAACGCCATCTTCTGTTATCACAATGACATTGTTTGGTGGTGTTATTTGAGCCCCTATAAACTTAGGATCTTTGTACATGGCTCTAAACATTATACTATGTTGAGAAAATCCTCAAAATAGACAGAATTTGACGCACCTTTTATAAAATTACGCTCCTCTTGAGCATGTTTAAATGCTTGAATTGCCATTTCATGGGAAATAATTACATCATAAACACATGGTTCAACGTCACGAATTGAAAATCCCGGTGATATGATCTTTACATCTGCCTCAACTTCTTCCAAATAGCTAAGTATATCTGTATAATCACAATTCTCTGATACAACTACAGTTGCGTAACCATTTATTTCATAGTTATTCCTAATCTGATGCATTTTAATTTTATTGGTTGTATCGGGTGTAACTATATCGGTAACTTTAGAATAACGTGCATATGTAGCTTGTGTAGCCAGTCCAGTTACACAGCGACCCGGAGCTTCAATAAACACAATTGAATTAGTTGTAGTGGCTTCCGTGTATGCATAGTCAATATATTTTGCAAACTCCTGGACAGCTGTTTGAAATCCTATAGATTCAATACCTGGGATGTCATTGAAAATCGTTTTAGCAATACCAATAATATTTGTTTCAATTCGGTCATCCATAGCAAGCTCTCTTGCACTTTTCATAGACTCATTTCCGCATATACAGTAAAGTCTGTCAAGATCATTAATATTATCAATTGCTTTTTCTATATCAACTTTGTCGCATGAGACTCTTAAAACAGATCCCGCACCTTCATCAATCTTGTCGCGAGAGGACAAGTCTAATCGTAAGTTGTTATTAACACCACGAAAACCCTCGTATATACCGAACATACGGTTATTTTGAGCATTTTCAAGGCGAGTAAGTGTATGGATAATATTATTGACACCTGGACACACACCACCAGCTGTGAGGATACCAACGTTCATTTTATTTAATAATGTATGATATTTTTAAGTCGAATTACACACTCTCCATTCTATGAAGGTCGTCATCTCTACTGCTTCTTTTTGTTTTTACACCCGAAAGGGCACCTAACCATCTCCTAACAGCACGTGTAGACCCGGTAACAGACGCTGCATCATCACTCACAACAATCGAGAGTCCGTTACATACATCTGGCTTGTTGACTTTATCCGGAAATTGAACCAGAAAGGCTTTTATAGAACACGCTGGAATATCCGGAGATTCATCCAAAAGCCGATCATACTCTTTTTTGCATTTCATTATAAATTCAACTACATCACCCCTGTGTTTTACATCAAGAGATAACTCCATATCTATGGTCCTATAAAACTTAGACCACTGTACACACATTGCTGAATGTGCTTCCGATAAAGACAGACTTTGACTAAACTTAGAAATACTCGTCAAAATTCCACCCAAAACATTCAAAAAAGCAAAGAAATACTGTACTATCATAATCTTGTTTTTAGTATCTGTAGATACATCAGAATTACCACTCGGATTTAAAACGGCAAAACCACCCACACCAGTAATTGATGCAATTATAATTGATGGATATGCTAACCAGTCATTCTGTGATTTATATAAAAGTCGTGAGTGATTATGAAGCCATCTGTAACCCGCACTTTTTTCTCCCCACTTCGTTAAAAGGTGTACTTGTTTATCACACCATGCACAACTATCATCTTCAGTCATGTATAACTTGAGATATGTTAATATTTAAATATCATCCGTAAAAGATGAGAGTCCAGACTTAAACTTTGTATACACTTCCGTATACAGATTATCTGGTATAGTATTAGATGTAGATTTAACTGTAACATCCTGAATACTCCTATCCCTCATTCCATCTCTATAGTTAGTTTCATCGTCCCATACATTCAGAATACTACGGGTAACGTAGTTAGTCACTATAACATTACTAATTTCCATGTCACCACGGGGGTCGTCCTCCGACGCCACTAAACCATTTCCTATACTTGGATCTATAATAATCTTTTCCACTGAGAGTGAATTAGTATTTACAGAAGCGTAATGAGTTATGTCATTTGAAACATGTATGATCACACCCATTTAATAACTATCAAGATATTTTTTTTGCTGAATCTCTGGCAAGTTTATCTGCCTCTTCGTTGAGAAGATTTCCATTGTGAGCCTTTACCCATTTCCATTGAACATCTTTCAGTTGATTACGAAGTGTATCAATTTCAATCCAAAGATCCTTATTTTTTACATCACTCCCTGATGAAGTTCTCCAACCATTCTTTTTCCATTTGTGGATCCACTGAGTAATCCCCTGCTTCACATAGTTACTATCTGTATAAATACAGACCTCTTGAATATCTCTCTTCACACACTCCTCAAGAGCTCTCAAAATCCCGGTCATCTCCATCCGATTGTTTGTTGTATTAGGCTGTCCACCGCATAACTTATAAATATCACTGACCACACCCCAACCACCAGGTCCAGGATTTCCCAAACTGCTCCCGTCAGTGTAAACATCGTGGTACATACTTCGATATTGATTTATTTTTCTAAGTCCATTGTAAAATGAAAGCTATTGTACCCATTTTAATGTTGTTATGTCTTTTATGTCTTTGTGTATCTTCTGTAAGAGCAGCTGGTAGCATTCCCACAACACCCATTGCTTCTATGACCAGTAGTTTTACTCTAATGACCACGTTGTTGGGTATTATGTTTTGATGGATACTCCAAAGCCTTCTTCGGTGTTTTACATATAGTATCACCACAATGATCCCTATTCTGATACACAGAGTTAATAGATGTAGCTAACTCGTTACATGATTTTAGAGACCATCTCCCCAATTTTGGTTTTTCAGTCTTCAATAAACTTTCCAAGAGTTTCTTGAAGATCATAATAAATAATAACAGATTATTTTTAAGTGTTACTATCAGATGATAAGTGTCCAGGCTGTTCATACACCTATGATCAGACCTCGTAAGAAGAAACTTAAACTTACACGTAGTGTCATCAACGATTTAAAAGAAATAAGTAAACTATCTTATTTAAATCGATGGGAGTATGCAGGTAAGGTGGAACGTGATAATTTTACATTCAGTAAACCGGAATATGTAACATCTAAATGTCGTAATTGTGTAAAATCTAAAGAGATTGAACGAATATGGTACTCTGAGATAGGATTCCATACACACCCGGGATTAGGAAAGACGAATGACATTGTAACCGAAAATACACCAATCTATACAACTCTCCCAAGTTCTCAAGATTTTGAAGCCTATATAAAGGGGTTTCCTGAGATGCAATGTAATATCCTTTGTGATGCACATGGTTACTATATTATTGATATTATCAAATCAGACGACTATAATACACTTCCATTACCATCCGCTGTTGATAACTACATGTCACGAGTGCGCTCTAAACCTTTTATGCGTATATGTGTATTTTCTGATGAAGGACTTGAATACTTCAACACAACGCTAAAAAATTGGAAAACACAAATTAATTCAGAAATACATACAGATTTAATGCATCAATTTGGTATTTCTATGAGATACTACGGATACAATGATGAACCGCCGGTCATAACTATTCGGGTGGTTTAATAGTATCTTTATCAGACCTGAAAAACTTATTAAATGGACAGTTTTCGCACCGCCTATGTCGAATTGCACAATTAAGTGCATCCGGGTTTTTCATACACGTCTTCTTTGCATTTTCTTTAGCTTTCCAATATTTAGCCTTGGTTCTTTGAGCATATGTACGCCTTCCAACAAAGCAATAGGGTTGAAGGATCATATTATCATAACGTATTTCGTTTTTAAATAACATTTTTTTCATGTTATTTAAAAATGAAGATCTAATTAATTATTTTTAATAGCAAATACAAAATTGATTTGTATGCTTAGTTAGAGAAGGCAAGACCACCCATACCGGACTGGATGCGGAGGACGTTGTAGTTAACCGCGAACATGTGCATGGTGGTGGAGGCGATACCGGAGGGGATGGTGACAGCAACCTGCGCGTTATCAATGCGCGAGAAGTTGCAAGTGCCGGTAGGCTGGTGCTCCTCGGGCTTGAGCGCGAAAGAGTACGAGTACACACCGGGGTAGGGGCAACCAGAGTGATGGTTGTACGCTTGGACCTGGTTGAAGTACTTACCCTTCTGAGCCTTGAACCTGTCCTGACCGTTGAGGACAAGCTTGAAGTCGGTGAGGGGACCGGACCACTCCTCACTGAACCTGTCAGCGGAACCGCCCTCACCGCAGGCAAGGAGGGGAACGCCGGTACCCTGGGAGATGGGCACGTAGCAGTTACCGGAAGCCTCAACCTGGGCATCAGACTCAAGGACAATGTCGGAAGCACCGGGGTACTTGGTGAAGTTCCAAAGAGAGGTGGCAGCGTTCGCGGTCGCGGGGTCGTTGAAACACCACACGAGCTCCTTGACTGGGTGGTTGAAAGAGAGGCGCTTGTTGGAGGTGGTACCCGCGGTGACAGTGTCCGAACCAGTGTGCTGGACCTGCTCAATGAGGTACTCGTGACCCTTCTGCGCAAATCGCCTACGCTCCTCAGTGTCGAGGTACACGTAGTTAGCCCACACCTTGAAGGTGGCAGCGCAATAGTCACCGAAGTCGGTAGTTAAATCGAAATCGATGCGCACTTCGTGGTACTGCAGAGCAATTAGTGGGAGGAAAAGTCCGGGATTGCGGTTAAAGAAGAAAACAAGGGGCAAATAGACAGTCTTGCCAGTGGTGGCAGTAGTCATCTTACCCCAGGTAGCCTTCTTGGACTCATCGAGGTAGAGCTCGGAGTAAAGCCTCCACCAACGCTGGTAGGTCTTGTCAATTCTTTGACCACCGATCGATAATTCAGCGGAGGCGATCGCACGCTCAGCCACCCAGCAAGCATCATCACCCGCGGAGGTGCGGGAGTTCGCCGCGGCGGACTCAAGCTCGACGTACATGTCGCCGACAAGATCACCGTTACGGGCGACAGTGACGGAGACGCGACCAGACGCAGCGGGGGTACCGTTGACAGTCTGCTCGATGTTCTCCATCGCGAAGTTAGTGTGGCGCTTGTAAACCGCCTGGAAGAAAGTTACCTTAGGGTTGCCAGTCAGATAGACATCCTGGGCCCCATAAGCCACGAGTTGCATAAGACCACCGGCCATTTTGAGAGTTGTTGTACTATACACAGAGAAAAAAATTTGGGGTTAACGCGGCATTTTTCATTTTGATTTTTCTCAGTGTAGTTTAAATGTCATCACGTCCTGAGCAAGAAGAACCTATAGAGGAAATTGAAGAAGGTGAAATTATGTCAGAAGAGGAGGAGTTTGAAGATGAGGACGGTGAAATTATCCTAAGCGATGATGAGTATGAAATTAACGATGATGACGATGAGGACAACATGGACATCGCGGGTCTCATGACTTCTCTCCTTGCCACCCCGGATGGAGATACTGTGTGCTCCGCCATCGTCAATCTTTGTTTCCAACTTGAGACTCAAAATAAAATTCTAATTAAAATGCTTTCTCGGATGCACCCCCAAAAATCAGCTTAGAAAGAAAAATCGTAGTCTATTAAATTAGAGAATGGAGCATACCCATTTCATTGACAAGGATCCAAATAAGTATGAAGCATTAGTTGAGCTTCAGAAAGAACACATTCAGTCAATGAAAGAAGAACAGGTCTATACTACTTTGGATAAATTTGAAAATGCGTGGTATCTGAAGACTAACGACTTTAGAAATGCCCGTGAATTGGGTTATCGTCAATTTGTTCATTCTGACAACTTTGACGAATATGGAAATCCTAACCCAAGCCAAATTGATATCCTCGCCATTAAGGGTATCCGAGATAAACAGCGAACCTATCTAATTAATCTAAAAAATCATGCCAGAGACTTGAAGATTCACAAAAAGGAACCTAACGACGATGGTATGACTATTGTAAGGAGGATTAATAACGTACTGAAGCAGCTAAGTGATGGATATGAAAATATCCGTCGTCACTACACATCATTTGAACGTGTAGATAACCCTACTGCTTTACCACAGTTTAGCGCTTCTGGAGATCCCTCCACAATGGATGAAGAAGAAGTTGAAAGTTCAACTCCGTATCAGAAATGCCTCTTGTATTCTCTGGATCAAACATACAAGTCCGGATATAGGCGATACAAGGGACAGTGCTGTGAAGAGATTCAAACAATTGAGGGACATAGAACTCGTGCATGGAAACCCAAATTTACCATTGAAAATTTTATTTACTCCCTTTCCCAAAAGGATGATGACTTCGCCATGTGGAAGAACTTTACGAGCCGCGGTAACGTCTACCGAGATGTTGTTGACAATATGAACAAATGCATGGATGCTCAATTCCCCGAGATTACTAAACGTAGGCATGTTTGGAGTTTCAAGAATGGTGTATTTGTTGGTAAAGAGTGGCTTCCCGACCACGGGGTGTATGATTGTCGCTTTTACCCATATGAAAGTGCCGAGTTTAGATGCTTAGATCCCACTATTATTGCATGCAAGTACTTCGATCAACAATTTGACGACTTTTCACACGTTGAGAAGTGGCAAGATATTCCCACACCCTTTTTTGATTCAGTTCTGAAGTATCAAAAGTTTGACAATGATGTATGTGACTGGGCATATGTCATGGGTGGGCGTCTTTGCTTTGACGTGGGTGAGCTGGATGCGTGGCAAGTTATTCCATTTTTCAAGGGTATTGCGAGGTCTGGTAAGAGTACGTTAATTACAAAGGTTTTCAAGAAGTTCTATGAGAATGAGGATGTTGGAACACTCTCAAACAACATTGAGAAGAAGTTCGGTCTCTCCGCCATCAAAGACTCTTTCATGTTCATCGCACCAGAGGTAAAGGGTGATCTCGCCCTTGAACAGGCGGAGTTCCAATCTATGGTATCAGGTGAAGATGTCTCTGTGGCTGTGAAGAATAAGACTGCTGTGTCTATTGAATGGACTACACCAGGTGTGCTGGGTGGTAATGAAGTTCCTAATTGGAAGGATAACTCAGGCTCCGTACTTCGTCGTATTCTCACGTGGAACTTTGCGAAGCAGGTGAAGGAAGCAGATCCCCAACTCGATGAGAAGCTGAACAATGAACTTCCTATTATTCTTCTCAAATGTGTGAGAGCTTATATTGACTACTCTAATAAATACAGGAATAAGGATATCTGGAATGTTGTACCAGAGTACTTCAAGAAGATTCAAAAGCAAGTCGCGATGGTGGCGAGCTCTCTCCACAACTTCTTGGAGAGCACTCTAATCAAGTACGACAAGGATCTCTTTGTCCCTCAGAAGCTCTTTGTGCAGGTATTCAATCAACATTGTCAGGCAAACAATCTGGGAAGGCATAAGTTTACACAAGATTTCTATGCTGGTCCTTTCAGCTCTAGAGAGATTGAGGTCAGGGAAGAAGTTGTGACATACAATGGTCGTACATACCCAAGGCAGCCAGTAGTCTACGGTCTTGATGTAGTTGACGAGAGCCTCGGTTTCACAGACGACTACTAAAAAAAATACTACTAATTAGTAATAATGAGCCAACAGCTCAAAGAATTTGTGAAACAGTCGGGTGTAGAGTTACGCCCTTCTGCCACTGCAAGTTCGGTTGCGTCATATAACAGCAACAATAACAACAACTTCGCCAGAGAGCTTGAGGCTAATATGTTAAAAAGACAAGAGTTCCCAAATCGCCTTGAAAAAAACATGATGAGTAATGCTAATTATAATGAATTTTCCGACGCAGTTGATTCAAACTGGAATAGCAACGCAAACTATAACAAACTTCCAAATGAAAACAAAAAAATGATTAACAATGTACTCAGAGAGTTTGAACCACCCATTCCAGCCCCCTCCACTAACATTGCAGGAAGATTTCCAGTTACTCAACCCTTACAACTCGCTTTCAGTAAGTTAAATCCAGGTATGTTCAACGCTACAGTAAATAAGGAGTTCCCCCAACAGGGTGATCTCATTGATCTTAAAAAAATACTTATGAAGGTTCCTCAAGCAAGAACCTCTATCGGCGAGGGTCTTTATCTGGATACCACACAAATTATAGGTAGGTTTGGTGCGATGAGGGAGGGTTTCACCCATACACGTGAGTATGGAAAGCAAGGTGATATTAAAAAGAACTTTTTCACAGTTCAGATAAAGGTTACCATTTCTAATGGTACCGAAGCGAAGGGTGGTACCGTAAACATTTACAAGAATGGTAAGATTCGCTTCTCTGGTGGCTTTATCGGTACTAATATTGCAAATCAACCTGAACTCATAAGGCGTTACATCGTTAACACATACACTGATAAGGAAGCTTATTTGTACAACCCCTTTGAGTACAACAATCTCAGTGGTCAATTTAGGTTTAATGGTAAATTTAAAGCTTTATCTTCTATTACCGACAAAGCGAGAATGTATGCTTCATCTGGTGTAACTAAATTAAGCTATGAGCCTGAGCTTTCACCCTTTATGTACGTCAATTATAAGGGACATAAATACAACTTTACTGAATCTGGAAATATTCAGATTTCCGGTTCCCCAAGCCCAGCTGATATGCTCGTTGCTTACAATGATGCCATAGCTCTCATTAAGCTTATGAATACAAATGGTGATGTTGAAATTACCGGACAGGTTCCTAAGGAACTCACTAAAGGTGGTAAGAAGGCTACACCTAAAAAGAGGGGTCCTAAGAAGAAAATTGGACCCCGTACCCCGGTTAAAAAGACTAAGACTGAACCAAAGAAAAAGCGTAACTCGGTTTTCAATATTCAGATTAATGGTATTCAATGTATGCGTTTCTCTAAAGAACAACTCACCGATCTCGCTAAGAAATTAGGTGTTGTGGGTATCACTAAGAGTACTAAAAAGGAAGATCTTTGTAAGAAGATTAATGCTGTCGTCAACAAAAATAGCGCTACCATTAAAAATAAGGGTAAAAACGTTAAACTTTCCGGTGCTAACAAAGACTTCAAGCTCGGTAAAACCAAATGTAAGACTTATGGTACTAAGGATGATCTAATTAGGGTTGCTAAGATTATGAAAATTGATATCACTCCCAAAGAAACCAAGGATACTCTTTGTAAGAAAATTGAGAAGGCTCGTAATATGATGATTGCCCCAAAGCCAAAGCCCCCTACTCCTCCACCAAAGAAGGTTGTAAGGCAACAAAAGGCACAAGAAAAGAAGAATGTTAAGGCTACACAAGTTATGTCAAAGAGGGGTATGAATAATGCTTCTATCCGTAAGGATCTTATTAAACTTTACGGTAAGAGGTGGATGGATAGATACAATAAGGTTATGCCTTCTCTCAACAATGATATTCGTGAAGTGCGTAGTCGCATAGCTAAGATGTCTGGTGGTAACAAAACAGGTATTCCTTTCAAGAAGAATGTGGATGATGTTAAGAAGAGTTTGGTAAGTAAGTGGAAGAGGGAGCGTGTGCGCAATCTTGAGAAGAAGTATGTCATGAACTCACTCAATACAGGTGGTATACCACGCCCATTTGTCAATGCATACAAGGCTGCAGCGACTAAATATGTCTTGATACATAGCCCAACTAAGACTCAATTAGCTAAATACAAAAAGTCATGGTTAAGTAACGCCATGAACACTAAGAATGCCTCACCAAAACCCGTGTACCAGGTTAAGGCTAAGAGAGAGACTTTGTAAACTTAAAGGTTTAGATGCGAATAATATATAATGAACGAATACCAAAAGTTCTGTGTAGACGAGGCGGAATATCATCTACAGAGAGCCCGAGAGTTACTAACAGACGGTCTACGCAATGCTAAAAAGTATCACGATGATACCAAGGAGTTTTATAAAATATTAGCGAAGGTTCTACCCTTCATGGTGTGGATACAACACAACGAATCTCTACATCACGACCCGGAAACGGAGGAAAATTTATCAGATACGCCTTCTTCAAGCCAGTCAGATTCAAGTAGTTACGAGCCTGAATCTCATTCTGATCACTGAGAGTTCTAATAGTTTTAAACTCTAATATGATTTCGTTATTAAGTATCATATCAATTCTTAAATTTCCAATTACATGATCCTTGAAAGGAATTGTAACTATACGTTCAGTTTCATAAGGAATACCCGCTTTACGTAGTAAAACTTCCATACCATTATGGTATACACGCTCGGAATACCCGGGTCCGAGTGTGTATACTTCTTCAGCTAGAGCAACAACTTCGTGTCCCTCTAACATTACTTTACTTTTTCACTTTGGCTTTAACAATCTTATTTCTCAAATTGTTTGTGAGATTGTAACCAGTCATATTTTTGAATGCATTCTTGTTACCAGCAGCGGCTGCAGCCCTTGCCATGGTGGCTGAAGGTGCAGTGTTAGAACGAGGCACAGCAACCTTCTTGAATGGAAGAAATTTGAAACTATTTTGACGATTAGCACCTACAACCATAATTGAGTTTTGGTTGAAGTTTTCAGTGATCTTGGCTATACTTCGATTCTTTGCAGAACTCACGATAGTAACATTTGGAAACCACCTCTTGAGGATTCTCATTTTGTTCT